CTCTATATACAGGGAGAGAGACAACTTACATTGTCCGTTTAGTTCCAGTATTAAACCAAATCTACATAATCACAATCACTCAAAGTCATAGACCCCCCCCAGGTTAAGCAATCCCTTCCCCAGCAGGTTAAGTCGAGGGGGGGTAGGAAGGAATCTACTAAAGAGAGGGGGGGGCCCACTCCCCCATTCCCAAATTTATTTAGTAAAGTTTAGGTTAACTAACTATATAAACGTATAGGTTGGTTTGTGTATAAAAATTTTTAACCTGGAGGTTTATGGTTAAGTACTAGTAATTGTCACAAAGATGGGAGATACTTTGGATTGGCGATATTGCCAGACTAATACGGAGATGGGATATGTTGGTATTTACTATTACTGTTGAAGAGGTAGAGTCTTGTTATGATGAAGAGGGTCTTTATTTTGATGAAGATGAGGGTGTATGGTATTGTGTGGATGAGGATGGGGTAGAGTACTGGTTTGACGAAGAGTCAGATGACTGGGTTGAGTGTGAGTATGATGAAGCTGATGAACAGACTTCTGATGACATTTGCTATTACGAAGAGTAATTAAATTAACCTTGTAATTTAATATTTAGAATATCCCATTGATAAAGGGAAGGTCGGGGTGAGAATCCCCGCTAGGTTACTTAATGTGTTACTTTGTGTCTAGTACTGCTTTACATTAATAACTTCACCTCGAAACTGAATAGTGTCTTTGGTGTGCACCATAGCCAGTTCTGGCATTAACATGACACCATTTTTAAAGGTGAGAATGGCAAACCCTGATCTCCAGTTGACGGGGTTTTGCTCTAAATAGTTTTCAAACTGTGGACCATATATATCAGCTAGAGTGCCCGTATCAACCCCGTAGCGCACTCCGTTGTAATCAACGTATGGAGTTACCTTTAAAGAATGTAGATGTCCTGTAACCATTGATACACCCGATTGAGCAGTATTATTGTGGGTAGCGTGTAAACCTCCCTTATTGCGGTGTTTAACGATTACAGATTCATTTAACCAAACTGACCAACACTTCTGCCACAGATTGAAATGATCTGATAGCTTAAATCCTGCGGTATGCTCAAACTGAGGTGCGTTGGCAGCAAGATAAGTCTCAAATCTAGCATCATGGTTGCCTAAAGGCCAGACTAGTTTTACGTTATGTCTTGCAGCTTTTGCTACTTCTTCAATCTCTGACATACAAGCCTGACAAGCCTTTAGTTCTTCTATTACGCTGGGTGCTTTATCCCAACCAATCCTGGCATGGCGGGAAATGGAAGCTCCGTCAAATATGTCTCCGTTTGCTATAACTGCTTTGGGTGCTAATGTGGATATTGCCCATAGTAAACCTTTAAATGCAGTAGTGCGGATGCCAGGCCAAAAATGAGCATCTGAGAATACTACGACTGATCCGTTAAGTATGCCAAGGTCTATCTTTCTTTCTATCTTATGATAATCTACATGACCAGTTGGGATTACAAAACCCTTTTCTTCCATTCTTTGTTTTCTTCTGACTAGATTTCTTAAATCTATTTTCAAAAACCTTGCGACTGCTTTAGCACTTCCATGTTTTTGAAATGCTTCGAGAATCTCTTCGTCAGTATGTTTTATCATATAAACTTGAAGTAAAGAATTAACTGTCGTTTATAACATAGGTTTATTACATTTGGTATACTAAATAAAAAGGAGGTAGATATGGAAATTGAATGGAGCTTGGCACATCCCCTACATGATGTAGAAGATATTGTTAATATGGCAGACAATATATTTGGAGATGAAGTAGAGGATATATTAACTACGGAAAGATATATTTTCAGAAAGAATGTTACTGTTGCCAGTACAGTACAACTATTTGATAGATCTAAAGAATTCCTAGCGGTAGCAAGGGTTGGTAATATTAGTGGTACTGGGGAATTCTCTGACAAACTACTTGGATTTTGTTGGTTTGATCGTTACGGATATACAACATATTCTAATGAAGAGATCTCAAATGCCAAGTTTCACCACGTTGACCTAGCCCTACCTGCAAAGACACGGGTTAAGTTAATTAATGCTATGATTGATCAACATATTCTCTGGGCTTATCAAAATGGTATTCCTGTTGTTTGTAGTACTTCTATACGTTCTGATCACTCAGGATTTATGAGAATTCACGAAAAAAGAGGATTTAAGGTGTCAGGTAGTTATGCTTGGATTAGAACTAAGGAGGGTTTAAATGGTATCAAAGGTATCGAAATTGCCAACAACTAAGACTGCTAAAAAGGCAGACTCTGTTGTTAACAAGGCTACAGAATATGGTGCTTTGTTTAATAAACTAAATATTGAAAGAATAGAAAAAGGATTACCGCCTCTTAAAACGGCTATGGAGATCCTTATAGAAGCAATGCAAAGTGATGAGCTAGATATCAAAGATAAAGCCAGGATAGCCGATAAGATGGCTTCCTACGAATCTAGCAGAGCACCTGTAATTACTGTAGACTATGTACAAAACGTCACCCAAAAAGAAGAAACTGACGTTGATGGTGCATTAGATGCTTTCATGGAATCTTTATCTAAGGTAAAATAAATGCCATTAATCAAATCAAAGTCTAAGGCTGCTTTTGGTAAAAACGTAGCTAAAGAAAGAGAAGCGGGTAAAAAAGAGTCTCAAGCCGTAGCCATTGCGTATTCGGTAAAGCGTGAGGCAGAAGCTAAACGTAAACCTAAAGGAAAGAAATGAGTAATTACACTTCTGGTAATAAAGCTCCTACGCTGATGAAGCAACACGCAGTCAAGCGTGGCTTAGACAACCCTGTACACATGAGCCATGATACTGGCGCAACTGCCGTTACTATTAAAAAGGGTTCTACTCACTATGAGAAAGGGCATCAAGCTGCTCCTAGTGCAAGTAACACTAATGTTGTAAATGGTAGACATCAAAAAGTAATGCTACACAAGCCAACCCCTTATGATGGAAAAATTCATAATGATGGTTATATGAACTCAGATCGTACTAACTTCCTAAAGTGAGATTACTATGAACTACGGAAAAGTAATCAGCGGTGGTAAACAAATGTCTAAGGGTGTTAGTAAATCTATTAACAATAAGTTAGAAGGTTTTGCTGGAGATCATGCCCACGGAGAATCTATTGCTAAAAGAGCCAATAAGGCTTTGGCATACGAAGATTTCTCTGATCCACACATGAACAATGTTAATGCAGGTCGTAAAGGGTCTAAAGTATCTTTTACAATTGCTAAAGATAAAGCAAGGTTACAACCTAAATGAAACCACAAGACAAAATCAATTCATTCTTTGGATCTATGGGTGGTGCAATTCCTCCATCTAAAGAAAAGCCCAAAAAAGCAGTAGGAAATGACTACAACCAAGAAGATGATAAGTCTGCTAGTGGTAAACATTTTGAAGAAGCATCTGCTTTAGCTCATAAGTTAACCAAGTCTGCAAGCAAACAACATGAACATTTAGGCGCACATCATGCACACCATTCAGCATCTTGGATGGGTCAAGGGTATGCAGAGAAAGAAAGACTTGAAGAACACAACGAATTAGCACATCATCATGCTGATAGAGCTAAAGAGAAGTACGAAGCAGAAATGCGTAAAGAGTAAGTTTTATAAAGGGAATAGAAATGGATGTTTATGATATTGATGCCTTAAAGGCTGATTTACCTACGGCTAAAGAATTATCTCAATTTGTTTACGATAAGACAGGTATTGCACTTGATCTTATTGGTAAACCAAAAGAAGAACAATATTTAGCAGCGAAGAATGCTTTAGAGGGAAAGAAAGTACCTCAAGACTTTATTACTACAGACAATCCGTATGTAGATAAGAAAGATATTATTCCTATTGATGAAAAGAAACCATTTCCTCCTCCAAGGAGCGATAGTCTTCCCCCAGAAGAATCTGAAATTCATCATTTCAATGCAACTAATATGCCTCATCCGACTCATCCGCAGTCAGATAAAAAGGTGCAGATTATGTTTCGTAAATATGATAATGGAGTAATTACATATCAGATTATGGGTCCAACTGAAATGGTTGCAGTAGGCGAAAGAATCAATAAGTACGGACAAACAGTACCTGAAAGATATTCTTGGGATGATCCAAGAACAGAAGAAATCATGTTACGCAGACAAGATGGATCAATGACCGAAAAGGGCAGAGGTTTATATATGTACTGTACTGGCGAAAAAGGTGCAAACATTTGGCCTTTGATTGATAAAAACATTGAATCAGTCTCTGCCAAGAACATTGCTGATCCTTGGGCTTGATAGAGAAATACGACCCTGAAGACTTTAACAATCGTTTGGGTAATCAAGCGGAGTTTTGTGCCCGTAAAATCTTTGAATTTCTTAAAAAAGAAATAGGCACAATGTCTGCGCTTGAGATTCATTACCTTGCTATGTCAGCAGAAATATTCCTAGATATTAGGGATAAGTATGGCAAAAAGTGAAGCCAGTAACTATGTACTACCCCTATATAAAACTAGAGCATTAAAGCATCTAATTAACTTAGCGGGTGGTAAAAAGAAACTAAAAGAGTTAGACAAAGATCAACTCAATGTAATGCGTATTGCAGCAGACAAAATTGCTGAAGATATGCAATACAACCAAATGAAATGGTTTAAGCCTTTTAGTTACCAAACTAAATTCTTTGATTTAGGTAGAACATTCAGTCGCAGGGGAATGATTGCTGCCAACAGAGCTGGTAAAACCATTGCTTCTACCTATGAGACTGCATTTCATTTAACTGGAAGATATCCCCCGCATTGGAAAGGAAAGATATATGAGTCCCCTATCATTGCTATGTGTGCAGGTGAATCCTGGGAACAAGTTGCAAAAACACTACAGAGTAAGCTCTTGGGTTGCGATGACATTAAACAAAGTTATCGCTTGGGTTCTGGGTCTATACCTAGAGAATGTATTGACGTTAAATCTATCCGTTCAGATGGTCAAAACGTGCTTGCTATGGAAGTATGGCATTCTACGGGTGGTAAAAGCAAGTTATATTTCTCCAACTACACACAACAAGTACGTCATTTACAAGGATTTGAGCTTGATTTGGTGGTACTTGACGAACAACCGCCAGACGAAACCTTTTCTGAGCTTGTCGTTAGAACAGCTTCAAGAAATGGACAGGTTATTTGCTCGTTCACTCCGCTTAAAGGTATGTCAGGCTTGGTCAGAAAGTTCTGGGACGAAGTTGACGGATATGCTCATGTTCGAGTCACTTGGGATGATGTTCCCTTTGTCAACGAATGGGGAGAGCCGTTTTTTAGTTTGGAGGAGCGTGAACAACTAGCCAGAGACTTTATGCCTTGGGAAAGGGAATGTCGTATGAATGGCATTCCTTTAATGGGCAAAGGGGTTGTGTTTCCCTTACTTGAGTGGCCTATTTATAAAGCTACAGACCATGATTTGCGTAATAATGAGGTATTAGAAAGATTAATCAGTTTTGACTTGGGGATTAAGAATGACCCGACAGTTATCTCGTTCTTTTTTAGAAATCCTATCAACGAAATTATTTACCTACACAGGCAAATCAAAATCCCGTCTGGGGAAACTCCAGATGAATACGTTCACTACTTGCTTGATAGAGAATCCAGGGGAGTACCAATTGCTTTACCTCACGATGCAGCAACGGCAGGACGATATACTCTTACGGAGCAAAGCGTTAGGGAAGTATTTGAAGATTCATACGGGCTTAACTGCATTTCAGGCGCAATTTTAAACCCCGTTAATGATCAAGGTAAGGTAACTAACCACAAAGCCTACGGAATCAATATAATGAGGCTTATGATGGAGCGTAAAACACTTTTGGTAAACGAAAGTTGTAAAGAATTCCTTGATGAAGCTAGAAACTACGCTATTGACGAAATGGGAAGATTTAGTGATCCTGATGATCATATAGATTCAGCAAGAATAGGAATATTGGCATTAATTCAAGGACATGGAGAATCCGTAGTTAGCAGAGCGAATACGTTTGAGGCAAGAAGAATCCCTGTCGTTGAAGGCAAAATGCAAAGAATCTAAAGGTTAAATATGTTATTTAAACAAAATTTAGTAGTTGAAAACTTAGCCTCACCCTCTGGCAATCGTGGTATTGCTGAGAAAGTATGCCATGAAGCATATATGAAAATGGTTGACTACTTAAGACTTACTCAAGCTAAAAATACTTACAACAGATTTACTGATTATCACTATTTAAACATTCCAGTATCTGAATCTACAGAGCCAATTAGGGGTTTAGATTACATTCATCCTATTGTTACCCCAGGAATTGACTATGCAACTGCGGTAATTACAAAATGTTTGATGCCAGATGGTAAAGTAAACTTTGAATTTGAAAGATTTGACGAATCTGACCAAGATGGTGCTGAACAAGCAACAGATATGGTTAAGTATTTCTTAAATAACAAAAATAATTCTTACATGACCATTCGTGATTGGGCACAAGATGCCTTATTGCACAAGAATGGTATTGTGATGGTTATGCCTGTTAGAGAAAACATCATTCAATACAAAGAAGTAACAGGCACTAGGGATCAACTCAAAGTATTTGAGATAGAAGCAGCTCAAAAAGGGTTAAAACCTCTTAGACAAGAGATGCGTAAGGTTGATGTAAATTTACAACAAGCCATGATGGAGGCTATGCAACCTGGAGATGAGCAAGAGGCAGAACAAGAGGTTGATCCAGGCGCAGAACTCAATGAAGCAATAAGGAATAATACTGTTTATCGTGCCAAATATAAGTTGTCAGGCACAAAGACAAATATTCGTATTAAACACGTTGCACAACATTATTTTGTTTGTAATCCAACAATCCCACAGATCATGTATCAAGATTTTGTGGGTTTTTATGAGCCAATGACCATCCATGAGGCTAAGGTTCAGTATCCTTTCATTGATATGGAAGAGTTTGCTGATCACGCAGCATATGGTCCTGCGGGAGCTTACCAAGCAGGTGCATTAGAGAATGATTTAGCACTTCACGCTAGAGATTCAACCCCAGTTCCTGGTCAAGGTGTTATTGCCTCACAAGGTGCAGATAGATATGCAAGAGTAGTTATGTTAACTACTGCATGGTTAAGGAAAGATGTAGATGGCGATGGCGAAGAAGAGATTGTTGAGGTATGTTACTCAGGTTCATACATTTTGTATGTCAAGGAAGTGGATTTCATTCCTTTGGCTAATATGTGTCCAAAGCCCATTACTGGGAACTTCTTTGGTTACTCTTTGGGTGAGCGTCTAGTACCTATCCAAGAGTATGCAACATCTATTAAACGTGCTGAATTGTCTTTTGCAATGCAAGCCTCCACTCCTAAGATGGGAGTTAACCCAGAGTTTATAGATGCTGAAGAAATTCAAAGAGGTGTATCTGCATTGTTTATTTTGGATCGTAAGTTTGATCCTGCTAAACATGTTTATGAGTTTGCTCCTTTACAAGGTAATCTCGCTTATGTTGAGTCTGCTATGCAGTCGCTTAAAGAAGACAACATGGCTATGATTGGAATGACCAATCCTAATGACTCTCTGAATCCAGAGGTTATGAAAGATGGTAATTCAGGATTCAAGCTACAAACTGCTATGGGTCCAAACCAATTGATCCAAGATGAGTTAATTAAAAACTGTGCGATAGCCGTACAAGATTTAATTCATTTGGTCTGGCACACAATGATCCAATATGCTGATGATTATTCAATTCAGCAGTTGGCACACATATGTTCTGAGAAAGGTGGACCATTCTTAGATGCTCAGAAGATGGCCAACTATGAGTTTATTGATCGTAAGATGATTAATATTGACTTAGGTTTAGGTTTTATGTCTGATGAGAATAGGTTAACTAGACAACAGTTAATTACTCAAGCACAACAACAATTTGCACAAGCAATGATGATGTTGACACCTGATATGCCTGAGATGTTTGAAAAAGCTAGAAGACCTTACGAAGATACATTAAGAGTATTGGGTGTAAGACACGTTGATGCTTATTTACCAACTTTAGAAGAGGCAATGAAAATACTTCAAGCTAAATCTAAAGCACCTCCTTCTGCTGAAGATCAATTACATCAATCTAAAGCACAACTTAACCAGGCAACTACTCAAGAAGTTCAGGCTAAGACTGGCAAGATTGTTAAAGAAACTCAGCAAATGGACGTAGACAATATGTTTGATGCTATGGCGGCTAAAAAAGGTAATCTTAAAGACGTAAGAATAGACTAGGAAACTTATGAAGACTTTGATTGGGAATATTACCGATTACTTTAATCGGAGGACTAGGGTAGAAGATACAGAAAGCCAAGCACCATCTCACAGACGGGTACTTGTTGCGGAAAACGCACAGTCTGCAAAAAGATTATTAGCCAACAACGATTTGGCATTGTTGTTCAACCTTTATCGGTTTTACATCATGGACAGAATTGAAGATTGCAAGACAGATAAAGAAAAGATTGAGTATTCTCATAATCTTATTGGAATTAGGGATTTCATTACTTTCATAGAAAAGACTGAATACATGGAAAGACTTTCTGATGTGAAGTTAGAGAGAGAGCTGGAAAAGGCTAAGTCAAAAGGCTTAAGTCTTAAAGAGGAATTGCAACAACTTAGGAAAATAGGATAAACTATGGAAAACGTAACCGAAGAGGCCGTTTCGCAACAAACTGGAAGCCCAGAAGCACAGATTGCTGAGATGATTGCCGTTAATAGACGGAACAGTCCTCAAGTGATTGGCAGTAAAGAGCCTCCAGGTGGACAAGAGGAAGCATTAGCTGAATCCCCACAGGCTACTCCCGAAGAGGAAGTTGAACCTGAAGAAAGTACAAGTGAGACTGAGGAAACTGTAGATCAAGAAGATGGGGAGTCCTCCGCAGGAGACAACGAACCAGTAAACTTTTTTGAATTTGCAGAGCAAAATCCTGACATGAAGTTAAGGATACCGAACAAAAACGCAGAAGGCGGGTTTGTTGAATTAACTGCAAAGAAGGCGGCTACTCTCCTTGGGCAAACAAGTGCTTTAGACGAAAACTCTAGAAAACTTAAAGCTGAAAAAGCTGATTTTGAAGAGTATGAGTCAAGAAGAAGGGCTGAACTAGACGGATTGCAAATTGGTATTGAGATGACATTGGTTCCTCAGTTGCAAGAAGCAGCAGATGAGCTAATTACACTTCAAGGCTATAACCAACAATGGAAGCAAATCCGTGAAAGGGCACAAACTGAATTAGAGAAATCAGAAGCGGATGCAGCTATCCGTCAAAATGATCAACTTATTCAGGACAAGTCTAAGTTCATCCAGACAAATCGTCCAAAGGTACAAGAGTTTCTTAATGCCAGAGCAGATTATGTTAAACAGAATCTGGATAAAGCTAGGCAAAGTTTCTCAGATAAAGAACTGGCAAACAGGGCTAATTTTGAGGAATTAAGAGATAAATTATCTAAGGATTGGAAAAGTGCGAATGCAACACTTGTTCCTGGGGTTCTAAATATTGATTTGATCTCTAGTGATGAGTTTTTATTGGGTTTGATTCGGGATGGAATGAAATTCCGTGAAAAGCCAGTAGTTCGCAATGTGGGTGGCTCGATAGCGGCTAGTATCAAATCTGGAGCTAAAGCGAAAACCTCACCTTCTTCAGAGACTGAAAGACTTCAACAAGCGGCTAATAAAGGCGATAAGAATGCAACTAGGCAACTTTTGGCAACAATGCTTGCGACTAACAAACAAAGACGTAAGTAACCTTTTAGGACTATAAAATCATGGCACAAATCACATCAGCAAATCTAGGTAATGGTAACGGACCATACCAAACAGATATCGTAGTTAAAGATATGGACTTAACAGTCTCTAACTATGTTAAAGATCGTACTCCAACAACTAACATGGCAATGTCCAAAAAGCGTAAGATTAACTCTACGCTACACATTTGGCCTAATGACTATTTCCGTCAGCCTACACTCAATGCAAACTTAGAAGGTGCAGCAGTCACTTCTTCTTTGGCAGCATCTAACACTCGTTCCAACATTGGTAATTACACACAGATTTTCACAACAGTTATCGGTGCAACTGGTACTGCTCGTGCAGTTGAGCAAGCAGGTGGAGATCCACAAGCATATCAAGAAGTTAAGCAATTAACTGAGATCATGTTTGACGTTGAACTTCAAATGGTTCGTGCAGATGGTGCTTCAATCAAGTACTCTGGACAGTCAGCAACTCAAGGCGCATCACCAAACAACGGACGTAGATTCGGTTCTTTGTTTGCTTTTGCAGGTACACGTTCAGGAAATGACACAGATGGTGTTTCAGTATTGAACTTGGCAGCTTCTGATGGTACAGACACAACAACTGTAACTAACACAAACGTACCATTTAATGGTTTGTTGTCAAACGCAGGTTTGGGTTATTTCAGTTTTGGTGCTAACGAAACTAACCAGGCTTTTTCTCCTGTTTTATACAAGCAATTAGTAACTGCTGCTGAACAACGCTTCAACGCTAAGATTACTAACATGGTTGTACCTACATCACTCAGAACTACAATTTCTGACAACATTCCACAGTCACGTTCTATCAACAGGTTCAATCCTGCTGACAAGGGCGACACAATTGGTACATACGAAGGTGACTTCAACTATACATACCAAATTGATGACAACTGGATCATGGATCAGACAGGTTCAAACAACAATGCGATTCTTTTCTTAAATCCTGATGTTGTTCAATGGGGTTCTTTGCGTGAACTTGGTCCAAACAATGAAGTATTCTCAAATGCAGATGCTTCTTTGGATCAGTACATCATGGAAGGTACATTGATTGTGCGTAACCCAGCAGGTGTTGCAGTTCTTGCTGCTATCACAACTGGCACACCAATCACAACACCAAGAGCATCTAGCCAAGTTCAGCGTTACCTCGCTTAATTTAGTTGAGAGATTGGAGGGAATCCCAAAAGGGTTCTCTCCCTTTTTTTTGGAGAAGATATGGAATTGAATTTAGACAACGAAGAAGCCAAGATTAACGAAGATTACTACATGAAGGGTAATCTAGAAGCAGGTATTGAGGGTGTTTTAGCCCGAAATAACCAAATGTTTAATGATGTTAAGTCTGGCACTTGGAGTCAAACATTCAAGACTGATCGTATCGACTACAAAATTGGTGCTGAAGATGGCAGACGATATGTCCAATATACGCAACATAACGTAGATGCTATCAGACAAAACTGTAAAGAAAGACGGGAGTTTTACAAAATTCACGGAACTGCCAATCCTTTTTTTGCGGGTACTTTCCATGCTATGGACTTACCCAAGTGTTTTGCTCATGAAATAAGTTCTAGATGGTTTAATAATCGTCCCTGGGAGTTAATCAAGCAAGACTTTGATGACAAGATTCTTTTTTACGCAATAGTTAACGAATATTACTCAGATTTTGTTTGTCATCCAAGCGGAAAAATACCATTGCCTTACAATCCGATAATACCTACTCGATGAGGATGTTTTATGTCGTTATTTATCCAATCAGCCAATAGTCTCGTTACAAGAGTGGCGCAATGGGTAGGTGCGATTCCTGTTAATCAAAACATTAACGCTACTGCATACAACCCTTCTACTGGCGTAATAACAACATCATCTGATGCCACTAGCGTTGTTTTTGTTGGTGACTTTATTTCACCCACGTTTGTAGGTCCATTTACCGCAGTATTAGCGATAAATTCAACAACAATTACTGTATCTGACCCTGACCTTATTTGGGGTGCATTTAGTTTGCCAGTAAGCATTCTTAAATTGCCAACACAATCTACACTTGATATTCAGTTTTGTATCCAATTTGCTGAATTGTCATTTAGAACAATTTATTTACCTGCATTAAGGAGTAATCCTTATGACCCAGTAAATCCATCTTCAGTTGTCACAAGCGCAAATGGTTTAGCTCCTATTCCTTCTGACATGAATTGGCCTATTATTTTCTTTCAACAAACTCCTAGCTCACAAGTTCCGCCTGGTACATTAAATGCAGGGTTTGGACCTTGGATTATTTACGACAGGGTTGGAGATAGAGAGATTATTCGTTTGTCAATGATTGACCAGTTGTATGTAAAACCTTTTGGTGTTCCAAGGGTTATTAGAGCTAACTTTTCCGAAGTAGGACCTAACTATTTGTTTACTCCTAATCCTGGTAACGGGACAACAATTCTTGCTTATTATGTGAAATCATTCCCATTTTTGCTAGGTCCAACTGGAGATTCATTAAATCCTATTGTGCAAAACAACGCTATATTGGCTACATTCCCAGAGGGATATATGTACAAAGTGTTGTCGGTTTATTACGACAAAAAGAAAAACCTACAAGAATCTGAAAAATGGAATGCTCGTTTTGATTCTGCTTATGGGTTAATTGAAGACCAGGCAATGAAAGATCTTTGGAGTGGTGGAGATAGACATTTATCTTCAGAATTCCAACCCAGAAATTATAGATATTCTTTTAGGTGATCAACAATGGCATCATCTAGTCTTTATGGAAATCAAAATGCAGGAGTTGAAGTTATTCAATTTCAATACTTTGTTTTTTATCAAAGTGTTACTGCACCTGCAACACCTACTGGCGGATCATGGAACTTTCAAACAAACGTAGGAACTCCTCCTTCGGGATGGTCTAATTCACCGCCTGCAAGCCCATCTAATCAAGTTTGGGTATCAATAGCTTTTGTATCGTCATTAACGCCTACAACGCTATCCTGGTCAGATCCAGGGCTATGGTATCAACAAGGTGCGGCAGGTCAAGTTGCGGTCGGCACAACAACCACTTTGTCAGCAGGAAGCCCTGCTACTGTAAGTAATAGCGGAACAACCTATAACGCAGTTTTAAACTTTGGCATACCGCAAGGTATTCAAGGTGATGCGGCAACGATTGCAATTGGTACAACAACGACTACTGCGCCAGGCACATCAGCTACTGTCACTAATTCAGGTACATCTTCTGCGGCAGTATTTAACTTTGGCATACCAAAAGGTGCAGGTGTTCAGGCGGGTGGTACAACTGGTCAAGCATTAGTTAAAAATAGTAATACTGATTACGATACAACCTGGACAACAATTACAGGTACTTTGTCTTACCAAGGTTCTTGGAATGCAAGCACTAACACTCCTACGCTGACATCTTCTGTAGGAACTAATGGTTATTACTATATTGTTAGCGTTGCAGGTACAACAAACCTTAACGGAATTACCGATTGGCAACCAAATGATTGGGCAATCTTTAACGGCTCAGTTTGGGAAAAGATTGACAACACAGACTTAGTAACCTCTGTTAATGGTTATACAGGCGCAGTTGTATTGACAAATACCGATGTTGGAGCACCTACCTACACAGGTACAGGAGCTTCTGGCACTTGGGGTATAAATGTTACAGGTAACGCAGGAACAGTAACAAATGGCGTATATACAACTGGGAGCTACTCAAATCCTAGTTGGATAACTGCTCTTGCAGGGTCTAAAGTTACTGCAATACCAAATAGCTCGTTAACCAATAGTTCGTTAACCATTGGAAGTACAAATATTGCTTTAGGAGGCACAAGCACTTCTTTAGCGGGGATAAGTCAGATTACATGGTCTGGTTCGTCTAGCGGAACAAGCAGTATTCAAGCTTCGCCTGTAGCGGGTAATGCAATATCAATATTGCCAAACGTAGCGGGTATATTGGTTAATACAGGGGGAACTGGCGTAGTTACTAACACTATGTTGGCTAATTCCACAATATCTGGTGTTTCATTAGGATCAAATCTTAATACTTTAACAATTGGTACAGGTCTTAGCGGTACAAGTTATAACGGCAGTACTGCGGTAACTATTGCCAATACGGCTCCAATGGTTTATCCAAGCGCAGGAATTCCAAACTCAACTGGATCTGCTTGGTCTACAAGTTATGGTGTTAATGTAGCTAATGGTGTTGCAGTATTTGATGCCAATAAAAACTTAACTGTAAATTGTTTATTTGAAGGTTTTACTGCACAAGCTGCTACTGGCACAACAATAGTATTAGTTGCTTCATCTGTACAAAATTGGTTAATTACTGGATCTGGTGGACAAACTATTAAATTGCCAGATGCAACCACTTTGCCTAATGGTGCATTTTTTACATTTAATAATAATCAGTCTTCTGGAACTATTGTTGTACAGAACAATTCTGGAACCACTATTGCAACAGTTCAATCTGGTGGATTTATTGAGTTGATATTACAAGCTAATTTATTAGCTGCGGGAACTTGGGATTTTCATAATTTACCTCCGTCAAATGCTTCTTGGTCAACCAACACATTGTCTTGGGCAGGATCTTATACAAACGGAACATGGAACGGAAATGCAGTAGGAATACTTTATGGTGGAACTGGAGCAACAACTGCATCTGGTGCTTTAACCAATTTAGGAGCATCACCTTTAGCTGGTTCTACAAGCCTTGTAACGCTTGGAGCGGTTACAACGGGCACATGGAATGCAACACCTATTGCTAATACATACTTGGCTAATAGCTCAATAACTTTTGGATCAACCGCTTATGCACTTGGATCTACAGTTAGTAATGTAAACGGGGTTTCTATTGGTGGAGGTACATTCTAATGATGACCAATAGCTTTTATGGTACTGCTCAAGAACAATCTGATGGACTTTATGGAAATGCAGTTGTATTTGGAGGAACGTATTTTCAATGGTTTATTTACTATGTAAGTGCTACTGCACCTGCAACTCCAACAGGAGGCTCTTGGAATTTTCAAACGAATATTGGAACTGCTCCTACTGGATGGTTAACTAGTCCTCCAACAAATCCATTGCAACAAGTTTGGGTGTCTATTTCTTTAATATCATCTTTAAACAATGCACCTACAATTACATGGTCAACGCCTGGATTATTTGCAATATCTTCAACATTTTCTTACGGAACAATGGCTCTTCAAAATGCAAATGCAGTTGCAATTACGGGTGGAACATTAAATGGAGCTGAAATTGGCGGGGGAACCTTTTAAGGATTAAATATGTCACAAACAGGATATTCAAAAGTTCAACTATATAGTAGCTCGACTACTGCTCATGTTCCATCTGCAAGCAATCTTACTAATGATACAAATGGTTCTGAATTAGCTATTAACATTACTGATGGTTTACTTTTTTATAAAGATAACTCCAGTACTGTACAGGTGATGGCTTCAAAAGCATCCAACATAGGTAACTTTTCTAGTTTAACAACTGCAATTACACTTCCCGCAGGAACTACTGCTCAAGAACCAACTGGCGTTCAAGGTATGTTAAGGTTTAACACCACAACATCTCAATTTGAAGGCTATAACGGAAGCGCATGGGCATCTGTAGGTGGTGCAGCAATATCTAACGATATAAGTACTGCATCCGTAAGATATCCATTATTTGCAAGCTCAACTTCTGGAACTGCTCTAACTGTATATACAAGTAATGCAAACTATCTGTATACACCTAGTACTGGACAACTTCAAGCTCCTGAAGTACTGGCTTCTAATGGTTTACTAATGATGTCTACAACAACATCTACTTCGGCCACTATACCTACTGGATCAAATGCAATCATGGTTGGCCCGTATAGTGTAGCAAGTGGAGCAACCCTTACAATTAGTTCAGGTCAAAGGATGGTAATACTATGAGCAAAATATCGGCAGGAACAACGACAACGACAGGATTAATATATACGTCTGATACAACCGGAAATTTGGTTTTACAAACTAATGGTACGACTACTGCGGTAACAATAGATACAAGTCAAAGGGTTGGTATTGGTACAAGTAGTCCTTCTTATAAATTGGATGTTTCAACATCTCCTTCATCTGCAAGTTATGACGGCACAAACATAAAAAATGGCGCAAATTCTACTGTTATTGGTTGTTATTTAACAGGCTCTTCTTATTCTTTCCGTGGTATTGGTGCAAGTCAATCATGGCTGTATTCCAATGTCGGCAACTTTAATATGATGTCTGACGGAGGTGCGATTACTTTTTCAACAGGAACAAATAGTGGTGTTCAAGCAATTCTAGACACTTCTGGTAATTTGTTGGTTGGACAAACAACACAAACTTATACATCAGTTGGTTTTAGCGTATTAGGTACTGGAAGTGCCGCACCTGGAACAGTTAACTCCACTTTAGCAGCTTCAACTAATGCATTAAGTTCATACAATTTATATTCAACAGGGGCAAGTGCTTTTAGATTTTATGTTGACCTTGCTGGTACTATTCATGCCACATCAACTTCTATTACTGCTATTTCTGATGCATCACTTAAGACTAATATTAAACCTTTAGAAACAGGTCTTGCAGAAATTAATCGTCTTCAACCTAGAAGGTTTGACTGGCTTGATCAAGACAAAAATGAAGGTACAAACATAGCAGGATTTATTTCTCAAGAAGTGCAAGAAGTTTTACCTGATTTAACCCCTAATTTTAAATACAACGAAACAGAAACAAAGCTCGGCTTAAAAATGGGTGACATGATACCGACAATGGTAAAAGCCATTCAGGAGTTATCAGCAAAAGTAACAGCTCTAGAAGCAAAGGTAGGAGCATAACATGGCATCAACGATAAAAAGTGATAACGGGGTTTCCTCTGGAGTTACAGGCATAGTACAAACTGCTGACTCTACTGGACAACTGGCTTTACAAACAACCACTTCAGGTGGTACGGCAACTACTGCAATAACGATAGATAACTCACAAAACGTGGGTGTTGGTACTTCAAGCCCGTCTACTTATGGCACAGGCATAACTGTTTATTCAACCACGGGGGGACTTAACCTAACTGATGGAACAGGTAAAAACGGAGTTACTGCTCAAGGAAATACTTTATTTCTTAGAGCCGATACCGCAGGGACAAGCGGTGATATGCGTTTTTACGTCAACGGAAACACAGAACGCGCCCGTATCGACTCCAGCGGTAACTTGGGTGTTGGTAATTCTTCTGCGGTAGGCAAGTTAGAAATTTATCAAAACAGCAACAGTGTTGTTGCGGCTTATGTTCGTCAAGATGGAACAGCAAACATTCAAAACTGGACTGTTGCGGCAGGTGCTACAAAAGCATACATATTAACTAATGGTGGGTTAGGAAACTATTCAGCAAATAATGTTAACTTGTCTGATGCAACAATGAAAAAAGATATTACTCCTGCAAAGAGTTATCTATCTATCATCAATCAAATACCAGTCGTAACATTTTTATTTAACGACCAAACAGATACACAAACTAATCTTGGCGTAACTGCTCAATCTGTACAAGCGGTAGCTCCTGAATTAGTTGGTACGATGGATGTAGGAACGGTAGAAACTCCTAATGTCAAACTTGCTATTTACGAAACAGATTTAAAATACGCAATGCTAAAAGCAATTCAGGAACTATCAGCAGAAGTAACGGCTCTTAAAGCCAAAGTAGGAGTTTAATATGTCTATTGTTTTAGATGGAACAAATGGTATTACAAGTAGTGGAAGTCTTAGCTTTGGTGCTAATGCGGGTACTGTAGGTATTAACTTTAATAATAATACTTCTGGTGTAGGAACAGAGGCTTTATTAAATGACTATGAGACAGGGACTTGGACACCTAATCAGGGCGGTGGTTTAACTGTTACAGGAACTTTTAGTTCTGTTGGTACTTACACCAAGATTGGTAATATGGTATTAGTTAATTTTAGGCTAAATGCTAGTACATCAATTACTGTTTCTGCTGGTGGTGTTTTATCTAGTAATCTGCCATTTTCTACTGCTGGTAGTGGGGCTTATTTCTGGGGAACTTTAGTTAATAATTCAACTGGAATATCTGCAGTACAAGCGGCTGCATCTTCTATTTTTGCTGATACTGCTTTGGCGGCAACAACAAGTATTTATGGCTCAATAGTTTATCAATCAACATTTTAAGGAATCACAATGACACTTGCATCAACAAACGTAATTGACAAAACAGAAATATTGCAAAACGGAACTATCCAAGTTCGTCAAGCAGAAATCATCACCAAAGATGGTGTTGAGATTGCAAGAAATTTTCATCGTTGGGTTAGATGCCCTGGCGATACAGAAGCTCAATCTGATCCTGCTCCAGTACCTACAATAGCTAGTGCAGTATGGACACAAGAAGTAATATCAGCTTACCAAGCTCAACAAGCACAAGCTAAAGTATGAACCAACTCACCACACTATTAAAAGACAAGCACGTTCTTTGGGCGTTGTTTATTGCAGTGCTGTCCGTATTGCAGGGTTTTCTGTTTGTCTTTCCGCTGACCCCGATTCACCAGATGTTTGTGGGCATTATAATTTCCGTGGTCGTGGTTTTGCTCAGGATAATTGAACTTAACCAACCTACAGGGAATTAATATGCAAGAAATAAAATTATCCGTACAGACACTCAACATGGTTATGAGCTATCTTGGAACAAAGCCTTTTCAAGAAGTATTTCAAATTATTGAAGTTCTTCAAAAAGAAATAAATGCACAACAAAATCCTGTTGAAGTAAAGAGCGAATAATATGTCTGAAGGTTATACACCATTAAGAGTTCCATTTGCATCGATGTCATTTTGCCCCGATGTTCCTAGCAATGCACTTGCTCCAAATGAATTCAATAATGGGTATAACATTGAGGCAGATGTTCGTGGGTTAAAAAAGGTTGATGGAGAGCAATCTATATTAACTTCTATACCTGGCAATATAATATTTATGGAAGGAGGGTTTAGAAACTCTTCTACATGGTGTTTTATTATTGCCAATAGTGCAGGATCATGGTATTTATTAGAGTCATCTGGAATAAGTAATATAACTCCAACTGTTTCTGGTTATTCAAATGCTTATTCTGTAAATACAATTATTACAGGATCATGGGTTGGTCAAGTGTTTTTCATCAATGATGGAATTAACCCTCCCATGTATTTTACGCAAACTGCAAACGTAATAGGTTTGTATGACAATCCAGATCCAGTAACTTCACAAACTTATGTTTGGAATTATGAAAATACTTTATCTCCTGCGGTAACTGCGGTAACTGCTGGATTTGTTAGAAACTATTGTTCACCAAATGTAGGAAACATTCTTGTAGCAGGAAATCTTACTAAAACAATAGGTGGTATCAATTATCAATATCCTACAACTGTAAGATGGTCGCAGTCTTTTGCCAATACTGGTTTACCAAGCACTTGGTTACCCACAATTACAAACGTAGCTAATGAACAAGAAGTTCCCTTAAGAGGTCCTATTGTTGATGGCTTTTTCTTGGGTCCTAATTTTTACATTTGTAGTTATTGGGATACAGTAATACTTTCTCCTATTGCTTATCAAAGTTATGCTGCACCAATATTTGGTATATCTTTATTTAAACAAGGTAGAGGCTTACTAAATGTTAACTGTTGGGATAATGCAGATGACATTGTTTATGGTGTAGATGCCAGAGACATTTGGGCATTTGATGGCACTAATTTTATGGATTTAGGCAATCAAAAGATAAAGAATTATTTTTATGCAAATCTAAATCCATTGTATGTAAATAGAGTTCATTTAGTAAACAATACGCATAAGTTTCAAATAGAAATTTATTATCCATCTTTAAGCTCTAATGGATATTGCGATCAAATGATTTCATATCGTTATGATTTAAAAGTATGGAATGCACCTAAAAATATTAACAATAGTGCAATGGCAATAGAAGCTCCAGTATTGGTTAGTGGTTCTTTTAACTTGGCTAATAGATGTACTGTGTATGCACCTAATACAGGCGCAGGGAGCTTGCAACTAGTTCAGACAGGTCAAGGTACATCTTTTTCTGGAAACGCTATATCGAGCTTATTTCAAAGAGACAATATGACTTTATTAGACGGGGAAGGTAATCCTATTTCTTACCCGCACAAGTTGTATGTACATAGATTATTTCCAGAGATAAGTACAAATACTCCATCAGTAAATCCAACAATAAGTATTACTTTAGGTGGTGCTAGTTCTGTTGGACAACCGCCAGTATTTGGTGAAACTGAAACAGTTAAAGTTATTACAGACAATCCCTGGGTAACAACTCAACAAAATGACGTTAGAACAGTTGCACTTAAAGTAGCTTCAAATGATGCAACAAGCACATGGAACATGACTGCAATGACGTTTTTATCGACAATTGTTGAGGATTCGTTCTAATGGCTTACTTTGTAACACCTAACGCATCTTCTAATCAAATTACTTCTGCTATTAATTATGCTTTAGCTAATTTAGGTGGAAGCGTAAGTTCAAATCTACAAACAGGTAGAGTTGGAACTGGAAATTTAACTATTGGTTATCTATACCAGTATATGGATGTTGCGTATGCAAATTCTTATGATGGTAGTGTTGGGTTTAGTACATCTCCAACAAACAAATCATATTTTGGAATCAGAAATACCAACTCAACTGTTGTATCTACCAACCCTACTGATTATGTTTGGTATCAAGTTGCAGGTGGATTTGGAACTACTAAATTTCTTTGGTATAACGTAACTGGTGGTAGAAACATACAATTTCAAGCATCAGCTACTGCACCTGCGGGATATTATGTAAAGTCAAATATTAGTTTAATTAACTTAGATATTATTACATCAACACTATCTATTAATTCAACAATAGTATCTATATTTCAATGGACTTCAGGAAGCGCACCTGCAAGACCTACAACAACATCTACGCTTACATGGGCAACATTAACAACATCTCCAGTACCTAGTGGTTGGTCATTGTCTGCACCATCAGATACAACTTCTGGAGATGTACTATGGGCTATACAAGTTCCTGTATCTGCTAACGTAACAGTACCTACAAGTTTAGTAGATTGGACTAATACTGCTTATCCTATTGTTGCTTTATCTTCTAATGGTGCTTCTGGTGCTACTGGTGGTGTTGGGTTAAGTAATTTAGTTGCATATCTTCAACAAAATCAATCTTTATCTCCTCCAAGTTTTGCATCTTCAACATCTGGCAATAATGTACCTGCGGGATGGAGTTATACATTTCCAACAACTTATTATGTTGGTCAAGTTATTTGGTATATTTTTGGTCAATATAACTCTACTTCATTAACTGTATCTGGTGTACCTCCTAATACAACTTATTGGACAGGACCTACTGCCGCATCTATTTTTCAAGATATTAGATCTGATAATTGGAACGGAACAACTCCTCCAACATATGGGTCACCCTCTACTTATGGAACAACTGGATACTATATATCTAGAAATACTGGTAACGTATATTTCAATAATGGAATTTTTAGGGGTGATATAACAGGTGCATCTGGTACATTTTCTGGTGCTTTATCTGGTGCTACTGGAACATTTGCAGGATCTTTAAGCGCAGCAACAGGAACATTTTCTGGAAGTCTAAGTGCAGCAACTGGATCATTTTCAGGTACTGTATCTGCTTCAACAATCAACTCATCTACGATTAATTCTTCTACGATAAACGCAGCAACTATAAATTCTGCATCAACATTTGCAGGAACAGTTACCGCAGGAACAATTAATTCTTCTACGATCAATAGTAGTACGATTAATGCAGCAACCATTAATTCTGCTTCTACCTTTGCAGGTACTGTAAATGCGGGAACAATCAATTCCTCAACAATAAACTCATCAACTATAAGCGGTGGTAGTTTAAACATTAATAGTAAATTTATCGTTGATACTTCTGGTAATACACAAATATTAAGTGGTACATCAGGCGCACGTTTACTAATCCAAAATAATGTAATTAAGGTTTATGACTCATCTGGCACATTGCGTGTACAAATGGGAGATTTAACGGCATGAGTTTTGGTCTGAACGTCTTTAAGTCTGATGGGGTAACTCCAATAGTTGGACCTACGGATTCTGGTGGACGTTGTTTTGTAGGAATTATTACTAGAGCACCTGAAACTGCGGGAACTACGACAACTTATACATATCCTGATGTTTCTGATGGATCATATTTAAGGGTTTATCAATGTGGAGCAGGAGCGCATTATTGGTATACGGGTACTTCTTCAGGTCAGGCAACTGTAACGCTTGTGGCGGTAAATAAAGCAGGATCTACTTTTTATACTCCTAGTGCTACAACTTTGTTTGTGTTTTCTGTTACTGCTAACAATCCTAATTATGGGTTGTATATGTTAACTGATTCAAGTCAACAATCAATATCTAATATATTTCCTGCTGCTGAGTTTATGGGTAAGGTTACTATGAACCCTACACCTGTTGGAACAAGAACAGTTACTGGGTATACAGAGTATTTATTTCAAAGTGCTAACGTAACAAATGGAGCAACTAGAAATAAGATTGTTTTATGGAATTTACCTAGTACAACTCAAGATGTTTGGTTTACTGGTGATTCATTTTTCTTTCCTACCGCCTCTTATTATCAGGTTAGCTGTTCTATTTTTGTTGCTACAGGTGCTACTTACACATTGCCAGAAGCCTTTGTGTTCTCTGTTGATGGGTTAACTGAATCAAGTAATGGATATGGTTTAAGGATGTTTGATGCTTCTGGTAATTTGACATTTGATTCTGGATTGGATCACATGGCTATTGCAGGGTTTGAAACTACCCTTTCTTATCCGTTGTCAACTGGAACTGTCAACAGTTACACAATGAGTACATTTTCAGGAATACAACCTGTTTTCCTTGTTCCTCAATACATAACCGAACAATGGTCAAGAATTGGCATTACAGTACAATCACAAGGGTATCAATATATGGGAGTTGTACAAAGAAATGGTACAACTTTGTCATCCCAATTAATAAAAACTAATAGTTGGATTGAGGATTCTGTAATTACAGGTAATTATTATTACGGCAATAGTGGTTCACTAACTGAAGTTGTTGTAAACGGCAATTTATATGGTGCAACCAATTTCTAAAGGTTAACTATGGGACAACAAACACAAATGTCAGGAGGTAAAACATCTTCTGCATTGCCAGGACAAAATGTAAACCCTCCAGGAACACCTGTAGGAGTTGCGCCACAGGGTAAGGGTGGTAGCCAACAAGGTCAACTTATGCAACCTAGTCAACCTGGTCAAGCGGTTAACACAGTTTCATCTGGACAACCTATAATGGGACAACCGAACAATTACATGAATACAGTAGGCAATAGTACTCAACCAGTATTCAATAACCAAGCATATCAGCCGCCACAACAACACGGCAAAGGGAAGGGTTAATCATGGGTGGAGGAAAGTCATCAGGTAGTCAATCAACTCAGGCTCAACTAACACCTGAGCAAATACAAACTATTAACTTACAGAACCAGTTTCTGCAAAGTTATTTACCTACGCTTACTGGTGTTACACAAGGCGCAGGACAAGCATATGGCAATCAACAAGGTGCAGTAAACCAAGCATCTCAAAACGCTATAAACACCGCCAATACTGCGGGTAACTTACAAGGTAACATAGGTGCTAATGCTTTAATTGGAGGCACACAAGGTCTTCAAAACGCTTCTAATCAAGCTACTGGCCAAGGTCAAGCAATGATTGGCAAGGGTGGAGCAGGTGCTTCAGGTCTTGCAGGAACCCAAGCTAATCAAGGCAATGCTTTACTAGGTCAAGGCGCAGGTGGGGCAAGTGGTTTAGCAGGTGCGCAAGGAGCGCAAGGTTTAGGTTTAATAGGTGGTGGCGCATCTAACGCTATGCAACTTGCTAATGCACAAGGCGCACAGGGTTTGCAAAATGCAAATCTAGGATCATCTGCATTAAGTAATTTGTTTAATCCGCAATATGAGCAATCTCAAATAGCGGGTGTATTAGCTCCTGCTGAACAGGCAGCGCAAAGGGCTAACGTAGCACAAGAAGCAGGGTTTGCAGGTGCAGGTCAATTGGGATCTGCCAGAGATGCTTTGGCGGCTCAACAAACGCAAAATATCAATACACAAACTCTTGGATCACTTGCGGCACAAACACAAGCAGGAATCCAACAACAACAAGCACAAGCTGCGGGTTCATTGTTAACTGGTGGTTTACAAGGTTTGAATCAAGCAGGATCAAATTACGGCAACTTGCTACAAACAGGAACATCACTTGCAGGACAAGCAGGACAAAACTATGGCAACTTGTTAAATGCAGGTAATACTGCACAAGGTCAAGCAGGTCAAAATTACGGAAACTTATTGAATGCAGGAAATACCGCACAAGGACAAGGTATATCTGGTTATGGATCATTAACTGGAGCAGGAACTACAAATGTAGGCGCAGCACCTGGAACTATTGGATCAACTTTAGGATATGCTTCTGCACCATTAACAAACTATGGTCAGTATGCAAGTTTACTATTTGGTGCTCCATCACAAACACCAAATTACTCTGGTACACAGGGACAAAATCAATCTGGATCTGGCAAATCATCAGGATTTAAAATATGAATTTCATGCCTAACCCTTCTGCTGATTGGAATCAATATAACTCTTTGCTTGGTGATGAAAACAAGCAAAAGTTAAAAAATGGTTTAATTCTTGCAATGGCTCCTACTTTGGGATCCATGATGGGTATTGCTCCTCCTGATAAATCTAATCCAACTTCTACAAATCTTCCTTCTTTAAGTCAAGCAAACCCATCTTTTGATTCAAGTTTAAGCGGTCCTCAACCAAATGGACCATCATTGATGCCTCAAGTTCCTGGAGCATTGCCTGGCTTAGGTGGAGGATCTCCTTTGGGCATTGGTGCTGACGCTTTAGATGCCGATGCAGCAAGTGGTGCTATAGATGCTTTATTTATGGTTTAAATATTATGACTACTAGTTCTATACCAAATCAACCATTACAACCTGTATCTCCAATTTCACAGGTTGGTAAAGTTACTCCTGTTAATGGAGAATCTGATCCTACTGTTCTTGAAGACGATCACTCAAGATATAGCAATGCAGTTAAAAGCAGAAATCCAGAATCTTTAGTTAAATTAGCAGTAGATAAATTTGGTACTGCAACAGGTGATGCAGCAAAAACTGCTGCTGACGTTCTTTATAGAACTTCCGATGAATACAATAAAGTTATTAAACCAATTGAACAAACTGGTGGATTAAGTTCACCTGAAGGAAGATTAAAGTTTGCTCAAACGTATGAAACAGTAAAAGATAAACCATTTGGTGAAAGGTTTATGAATTACTTTGTTCAAACCATGTCTGGTAATCCTAAAGCATATCAAGAGTTAACTGGTGGAATTACCAAAAGAGAAATTAAATATAACGATAAAGGTCAGCCAATTGAATATCATGTAAATGAACTTGGCGAACCATTGAATGCAGTTAATCTTGCTACTGGTCAACCTGTAGATAAAAATGAATTAGCTCTTTCACAGTCTGAATTAAGCAATACCATTGCAAGAAAAAATCTAATAAAAACTAATGAATTTAATAATGATGCTTTATTAAAAAATAATGAGACTTCACAAGCATGGACGGCTTTTGCGCCTCAAGAAAAAGAATTAAACAGAATAAAACAAGATAATTTATTTATTCTTAGAAATGCTGGAATGTCTCCAGAAGAGTATGCTTTTGTTGCAGGTATTACTTCTGGTCAATCTGGTTTCACACAAAGTGTTACCGCAGGTTTCAATGCGTTAAAACAATTAAACGAATCAAAAAACAAGCATATTGATGAAGCACAAAGAAAGTCTTTAAGTGCTTATGCAAGTATGTTTGGCTTAACATTACAAGGTGATGGGTCATTAACCAATAGCAAAGGCGAAAAAATTGGCAATGATAAATTACAACAATTACAAGATTCGTTTCAGAAAAATAACAATTACGAAACAAATTATAACCAAACAAAAAATGATTTAGCAAAAAGTAAATTATTTGCCAATATGAAACCAGAGCATCAGCAATTACTTGCTGAAACTTTAGATATAGATAAGCAATTAGAAAACAAAAGAACAGAACTTTCTCAAAAATATGGAGTTCCTTCTTTTTTAGTTGTTCCTAATGCAATGGCAATAGATGATCCATTAAAAAGATCTGAATTGCAAGCAGTACAAGGCAGATTTAATGCAGATGTAATGCAAGAGTTTAATGAATGGAAAAAAGATCAAATGAAACTTTTTCCTCCAGATCAAGTTCCAAACCCACATGAATTAGAAATTGCTTTTACACAATCTCCAAGATTTAAACAATTGCAAAAGGTTTACAGTTTAGAGTCTCAAGAAATAAGAAAAAGAGAAGATTCTTTTATGAAAAAATCTATTAGCACTCCAACGCAACAAGCAAATAATGTAACTCAAGCAACATCACCTATAGCTCCAGTTCAAAGAAAAGAGCCAATAGACAAACAAGCCTTGAGAGAAAAACATAGAATCAAGGATTAATCATGGCTAAGTTTAATGTAGAAGGTTACAGAAAAGAAGCTAAAGAAGCAGGTATTGATGACAAAGAAATAGAACAAGTCATCAAAGAAGAAACTGCTGGAGAACATCCTGAACAACCTAAAATTGATAATCCTGCAGAACCATATAGTTACATAAAACCTGCCGCTATTACATTGGCAACAGGTCTTGGCTTAAAAATGGCCAAAAATGAATATGAAAAATATCAAAGTATAAAAAATGAAGGCAGACCACAAAGACAAAGCGAAAAAATTGCAGAAAAAATTGAGCCTTTATTAGATATTAATCAACAAAGACAAACTGGAAGAATTGAGCCAACATTATTGCCAGAAGCTCCAGTTGCTCCAACATCTCCTCCAGTAGCTTCTGCACCTGTTGCACCTCCTGCATCAACTGCACCTGTTACTTTACCTAATGCACAAGCTCCAACCCCTGTAGCAACTACGTCAACTCCTCAAGAGATGGCTAACTTTGCCACGGGTGCGGTAGCTCCTCCTGCTCAACCTGCTCCTGTTTCACCTGCTCAACAAGTGTTGAAGGCAGAAACTAATCCACAGCCTCCTGTCAATCCAACATCTCCTATTGCTACTACTGAACCTAATCCAGTTGTAAGTGGAGAAGGTACGTCACCATTACATAATCCTGAAGGACAAGGGTTAACTCAAGTTGAAGCTACAAGTGCTAGTGCTACACCTAATGCAGCATTTTCTGCTGAAACAAATACGACAAAAGAGTCAGGTAATTTAACTAATCCTGCCGAAAATCCTACACAAGGTGGTGTTGAGCAAATTAAAAAAGAAGTAGCACCTGAAAAAGAAGTTAAAGGTGCAGCAAAACCAAGACGAAAACCCAATGAAATACCAGAAGGCCAGGTATTTAAAGAAGGATTTGGCGGTGCGGATAATTGGTTGCAAAGTGCGGTTGGACACGATATTAGAAAATTCGTAAGAGATACTTTCAACGAAGGTAAACCTTATGGATCTGGTGAAGATGCCATGAAAAAAGCATATGAACACGTTAACAAGTATGAGCAATGGTTAAAAGAAAACATTCCTGAGCAAACATATTCAAGGGTAGAAAGAAAAGCAGCAGGATTGCCTCCCCCTGAAATTCATGGTCCATTAGGAACTAAAGCAAAAATTGCAGGTGTTGCAGGATTGTTAATGGCAGCTTCACAAGCATCGAACGCTAAAGAATTAAGAAACAATTTGGGTGAGGCATTGCTTCCTTTGAGTGCAACACCAACTCCTGTTGAATCAGGTAAGTTAACCAGCAAACAACTTGAACAATATAAAGAATATGGAAAATTAGGTTCTCCATATCGTCAGGCATTTCTTCAGCAAACTGGTGGAAAATAATGGAAAACGTAACCCACGAACAAATATACGAAAGGTTGGTTTCTTTAGAAGCCAAGGTTGATGACATTGATATCAATACAAAAGGTATGGTAGAAGCGTTTAATAACGTCCAGGGTGCGTTTAAAGTGCTTGGATGGATAGCCAATGTAGCCAAGCCTATTATTATTGTTGTAGGGTTCTTTACTGCGTTGACTGCATTCATCCAGTTCTGGAAAAAGTAATGGAGCCGATTACTGCCTGTCTAGCAGTACTTTCTGCGGTTAAGCAGGGTGTTGCTATGTACAAAGAGTTTAAGAATACAGGCAAAGAGGCTTTTGGGGTTATGCAGGAGATATCTCAAGGGTTGGGATCATTCTTTGAGCATAGTGAAAAAGCCCATAAAGAATTAAAAGAAAGAGAAAAGAACCCTCCCAAGGGTAAATCTATCCAAACTCAAGCCTTAGAGAATGTACTTGCTAAAAAGCAATTGCAACAGGCAGAATACGATCTCAGGCAAACTTTAATCTATGAGACACCTAAAGAATTGGGTGCTATGTGGGATGAGTTCCAGGCAGAACGTAGTAAGTTATTAACTGACAAAGCTAGGTTTGATATTGCTCAAAAAAAAAGGATATCAAGGATGCTAGAGACAGGCAAAAACAACTTGATGTTTTGCATTACAGAATTGCTATCGGTACGTCAATCGTTGCAATACTGTTAACTATATTTGGTTTAATGTTTTACATCAGGCAAGATTATTTAACCAGAAGAGAAGATGAAGGTTGGTATATAGAGTTTAAAAAGAACTTTATAAATGATGGTAAAGAAGTTGAGTGTTACAAAATGTTTAGGCAAACTGGGTATCTACCAAGATACTGTAATTAGGAGAATGATATGTTTGGTTTAGATGCATTATTAGGCATAGGTAATAAGTTAATTGATAAACTAATTCCTGACCCACAGGCAAAAGCTCAGGCTCAGATGGAGTTGGCTAAGATGCAGCAGACGGGTGAGTTAGCCCAGTTACAAGCTGATATGACGGAGCAAGAAGAGCTTACTAAGCGTTTACAAGCAGACATGGCTAGTGATTCATGGTTGTCTAAGAATATTCGTCCTATGGTCCTTATATTCCTTTTAATGGCATATACAGGGTTTGCTATTGCTTCTATGTTTAATTATGAAACTAGAGGATCATATGTTGAGCTATTAGGTAACTGGGGTATGGTAGTGATGAGTTTCTACTTTGGTGGACGTACATTTGAGAAGATTGCTGATAAGGTGAAGAAATGATTAATTCTAGAGATTTAAATGAACTACTTCCTGTGGTTAAAAGTAAAGCTGAAGCCTTTATTGAAACCTGTAAGCAAAATGATATTGATCTATTGGTTACAAGCACTTATAGAGATATTGAGTCGCAAAATGAACTCTATGCTCAAGGACGCATTAAAGATGGAAAGATTGTCACTAATGCTAAAGGTGGTGAATCTTTTCACAATTATCGTTGTGCTTTGGATGTCGTACCGCTTGTCTCTGGGAAACCCGACTGGGATGGATCTCACCCAGTTTGGAAAAAAGTAGCAGAGATAGGAGAAAGTATTGGGCTTGAATGGGCAGGAAATTGGAAAGGTAGTTTTCGTGAAATGGCTCACTTCCAATTCACTAATGGTCTTACATTGACTGACCTAAAAGCAGGTAAAAAGATAGAGGGTTAGTAGATTAACCTGCCCTCTGCCAGGTGCTAAAAGGATCTATACCGCATCAAAATTTCAGGGGGTGCGGTACAGGACCAAGCCTTTCTCATCTACCAGGATAGTTGCTTGGCGCAATTATGATCCCCCTATGATTCGCAAAGAAATATTAAAACTAGCCAAGATATTAACGTAAAAACTGCACCTCCAATCATACACAGAGCTGCAAATATTAAAGAATCTATAAGCATATTATTCTCCTGGGAGGGTAGACACGGGGCAGGAGTCCAATCAAAATCCCCATGCCTACCCAAAACTGGTTAAAAGGGTACAGTATCGTCCTCATCTGGGATTTCTCTGCGTGTAGATTGTTGTATGTCACGATCCTTTGGTGTCAATGATAAGCTAAAGAATTTCTTTTTATCTTTTTTGCTTTCTTTAATCCAGGCACTTAACCAATACTCTGTACCATTTACATTAATCTGACCCTTGTATAAGGGATCTGTTTCTTTTTTAGCATTGTCGTTTTTAAACAATGTACCTTTGTTTGTGTTGTCAAATGCTCTGTATTCACTCATTTTAAAGATTCTCCATGTTTCTTAATTGCTGACCTTGTTGTACTAGTTAACTTCTTCCAAAGAAATGTTTTCTCTTCGTCATCTGTCACTTTTAAATACTCTTTGTATGCACCCACTATATCGCCCTGTGAGACGATATCTTCAATACCTATGGCAATGTCTGTCAATTTGTTTTCAGAGTCTTCATCAAGCTCTATAACGCTATCGGTGGGGGTCTGACGTTTAACGGGGGTCTGTCCAGTTGTAGCATCTAATACATCATGCTCAACAATCTCAAGTGCAGCAACCCACAAATATCTTCTTTGATAGGTTTCTACTGCACCAATGTTTTGTACCTCATGGCATCCTTTAAGTGCAGCAGATCCCATTGGTGAACTAATGACAATGGTATGCTCCCCAGGAGCATCTATGTTTACTATTGTCATGGTTGCATATTCTTTTTCAAAAGATATATTGGCGCACAAACCTACTCCATCAAAGATACCTAAAGCAGGAATAAGAAAATCTCCAAGCTCAAAGTACTGATACCCTGCAAACTTATTTAACCCCGACTTCTTCAGTTTCTGCTGATGAAACTTGTTCCTCGCTAGATTCAATTTCTGATATGTGTTCATTTGTTTTATTCCTAATCTTATAAATTATTTGTTGGTTAACTACTTCATATTGATAAACAGTATCACAAGTGTCACATCTAATGATACCTTTGTGCACAATGCGATACAAATTTTCGGACTTAAGAGACTTTGTGTGTCTCCTAATCCCACAATATTTCTTTGCCTCGCCACACTCTTCACGCATAACGATCAAACTCTGTTGATACTATCTTACGCTGGGTTTCTCTATCAAACTCTCTAAACCCAATAAAGTGCTTATGCCCACAACAAATTTCATTAGTTGTTTGAACTTCTAAACAATGTTCACAATAATGTAATCCATAGAATTCTTTTAAATTCTTAGCTATAAAATCTTCGTAGTCTTGCTTTAATTTCATTTTGGATCTCCTTAAAATAGTTTACTAATCTCTTTCTAAATGACCAGGAATATGGTCCTTCTATCATTTAATCACCTCTGCTAATTTCAACTCACCTGTTTCGCCATCGAATGTAGCTTTTCCTAGTCTTGCTTTCATCATTGCATCTGCATATATGTAAGCACGAGCACAAACTTTTTCTGGCTCACCCCATCCTATACATTCAGCTAGAGCAATACCTGCAAACCAATCCCTTAGATCCATACCCGTATTAGTGCAAGTAGCAATATCACCATCTATTGTTCTTTCATATGTATGTGGAAATGCTTTCATTTAATCACCTCTGCTAATTTAAGCGCACCCGTTTCACCATCATATGTGGCTTTTATGTTGTGGAAAGGGTTTGGTAAAATCTCTCCATATGGTTTACGCACTTCAAAATACATAACAATATCTGGCTTAGGTTCTGGTTTTATTCGGTATTGAATGTGCGTACTCCATGATGGGTTTTTAGAATCTGCCCACTCATCACTTGTAGAATATCTAAATTGAATCTGAGCACCATTAGCCCAAGCAATAATTAAGTCTGCGTGTATATGTCTCATACTGCCCTCATTACCCGTTGATTTCTACCGCTAAAACCTGGTCGTTTCTCTCCTGTATCAACTATTAAACCTTTCTTCATCAGAGGACGATATCTAGGTGTAATAGAGCTTGCTCTGTACTCGGCCAACATATGCTCTACGTCTTGGCTAATACAACCCTGTGGAAAGCTCCTAATCGTGTCCAGAACGATTTGTTCTAACTTTGTAGGATCTACTGACTGTGCAGCTTCTTTTGATGTCTCAGGGTCTGTAGCTCTTGCTAAACCCCTGTTAACCATTTGTCCTAAATCTTCAAAGAATTGGTTAAATGTTTTCATTGCTCTACTCCCAATGATTCTAAAAACTCTTCCCAGTAATCTCCACGTTCCATTAGCTTAATAAGAACATCACCATTGCATACTGTTTGTATATCCATGATAAATTCTGCATATTGATCACTAAATGACAGATCATCTAATTGTTGATTACTTAACTTCATTTTGGGACTCCTTCTGTTGTCTAATCCATATTATTAAATCTGCTATATCTTCAAACTTGTTTTTAGTACTTTGAGCAATCATGTCTAGTACAAACTGTTTTCCATCCGCAAAGCCTTCTCTGTAGGCATCTACTTCATCTTTAATACTCATGTTATTCCCCGTCATATTCATTTTGTGATTGTTTAATCTTTTCCCAAACTAAATTCTCTATCTCCAACATATCTTCCTCAGATAGAATTAGACTAATGTCTACACCTTGGTAAACAACCTCATAAATATCAATTGACTCTGAATAATCAGGTTCATACTTAGCACCATAGCTATCTGTTGACCCTATTTGACCTGCGTCATAAGTAAAGTAAACCTCTACATACTGATCTCTATACTCTATTCTTAACTTACTCATTTGTGGACTCCTTAAAAGTTAATCAACTACTTGTTGATGTAAGAAGTTTACTATATTGGTTAACTAAATCAATAGTATGTTGTATTATTTTCAAACAATAAACCCTAATAGGGTAAACCCTAATAGATAACCTTGGTTTAGTAATATGGTATAGTAAATCTTTTAGGAGAAATAGATGACAAAGAAAATAGACAATATCAGTATTGAAGAGTTAGAGAAAAGAGCAGGTTCTATGTATAAAGTAGCAAAGATACTAGGTTTATCTGTTGTTGCTGCTTATAAGTGGAAAAAGAAAAACAAAGTACCTGCACAAAGAATTAAATCTTTAATGTTACTTAAGCCTGAATGGTTTGAACCTGTTGAAGAAAAAGTTGAAGAGAAAGTAGAAATACCTGCTTAATCGTATATACTGAAGACGTTGGCGTTGCAACCAATTGTTTTAGACCACTTAAATAAGTATCCTGTCCTTGGGGGTTCCTGGGGATTGCAACCAGGGTACTTAACTTAAGTGGTTTTTTCATTTGTGCTTCACTAACCGCTTCACTTGTGGGACGTAACCGCAGGAGTGAGGGGATAAGCGTACTGTGGGGAAGATGCTGAGATACGCAAAGGGGTGGCGAAGATAGTGCCCTAGCATCGAACGACTGTCGGGTTCTGTGGCTCCGAAAAGCAGAATGGAAGGAAAGACGAACCTTTGTCTTAGGAAAGGCTAGGTTCGTTCACCAAAAGGCATAGTTATATATATATTAAGGAGTTTAGATATGGTTAATAAAGATGAAGATATTCAAATTAAGTTAAATTCTTTGAAGGGTTGTGTTGATGAGCTTTATGAAAAGTTTGATCAAATTAATGATGAGTTAAAAAGATTAAATGAAGATTTAAAAGCAACAAATATTAAATTAAAAAATATGTTGAGTTGCATGAATCTTACAGATAACAAAGTTCTTAGTACAGAAAGTTATTTTGGTGTGCTAACACAAAGATTAGATGACCTAGAGAACCGCAGAAGATTTGAAGAAAACAAAAGAGAAAAACAAATTCACAAAATAAAAATAATTATTCAATTTACTTTAATTGCCATATCTATTTTTGCTATTGGTTACTGTTGTGGGGTGCTTCAATGGAAATGAAAGTTATAGAAAGGTTGTTTATTAGATTTGAAGAGAAAGGGTTTGATACTAAAAATTTAAATAAAGAAGAGTGGAGAGTAGAGTTATCTACATTTAAAGATAGATTAGATTTTATAAAGTTTGGATTAAATAATTTAAAAGGTGAATTACCTGATGCTAAGACCTTTGCAAAGATGTGTTCACCTATTTATAAAGAATCAAAAGAACAAACCTTTCATGATGGTAAACAATGGGCTAGAGATATATTAAAAAAGGTAGAGCAAGGTATCCAAGTAAGACCTATTTGTTTAACATTTGCTAAAGAAGCATTGAGGATAAAGGAGAATCATGAATGAGTTGGCTCTTTTCAGCGGTATTGGTGGAGGAATTCTTGGGGGAAAACTGCTTGGATGGAGAACAGTCTGTGCAGTCGAATGGGAAGCCTATCCAGCAAGCGTATTGTGCGCCCGACAAAATGACGGACTTCTCCCGCCTTTCCCGATTTGGGATGACTGTAGCACCTTTAAAGGAGAGCCTTGGAGAGGAATTGTTGACGTTATATCTGGAGGATTTCCGTGCCAAGATTTGTCCGTTGCAAACCAAAAAGGAGATGGACTTGATGGAGAAAGATCAGGAATGTGGAGAGAAATGGGGAGGATTATTGGCGAGGTTAGACCCAGATACGTTTTTGTGGAAAACTCCCCAATGCTCATTAATAATGGACTCGATAGAGTGCTTGGAGACCTTTCCAAATTGGGGTTTGATGCAAGATGGGGTCTTATGGGAGCAGACTCCGTTGGTGCCCCCCATAGACGGGAAAGATTTTGGTTGGTGGCCAACTCCCGTAGCAACAGATTACATGACAGGCAAGTTGAACGGGATAGAGTATCGCAACAAGAGATTTATAAGAACCAGTTTGACAAGTGGGACAGAGTTTGGAGCAAAAGTAGCAGATGCGTTTCGATTGATAACTGGAGAAGCATTGCCTCCGAATTTCTCAGAATGGATGATGGGACTTCCTCAAGGGTGGACAGAATTAAAGCGTGTGGAAACGCACAAGTTCCTGAATGTGCAGCAACCGCTTGGAGAATCTTAAGTGGATCAATTTGATGTTGAAATGGAAAAATTAGAGCTTAAGTATGCTGAACTATTTCTTAGGCCTGGTTGGCAAGAATACGTCAGATTTGCAGTAAGCCAGAAACAAAAAGAAAGTAAACTATTTGCTGGAATGGGTGAAAGAGTTAAACTAAAAATTGAAAGATTAAAAGATGAACAAGCAAATAGCAATCAAAACATTAAGAGATCACCTGAGTGAGAGCAGTACACATAAATGGAAGTTAATAGAGAAAGCAATTGATACCCTAGAAATGCAAGATGCTATTGATGTTGAATTTGACAAACAGTATTACAAAAGATTAGAAGATTTTAAGTTTCAAATGGAAGGTGTTTTTAATGACTTTCATTGTCCACTTTAGAGTTGATATAAACCCTGTTGCAAAGGGTAGACCAAGGTATGCCAAGCGTGGTAACTTTGTATCTACATACACTCCTACTAAAACCAGGGTTTATGAGGAAATAATCAAAGATCATGCAGTTCTAGCAATGGGTAGCTCTGAGCCTTTAGAAAGCCCTGTAAGAGTGAATTTAGAGTTTGGTATGCCAATACCCAAAAGTACCCCTAAAAAGCTATTAGAAGGCTATTTAAATGGATCTGTAAAGCATACAAAGAAACCTGATGTTGATAACTTAGCTAAAGCAATATTAGATGCAATGAATGAGGTGGTGTATTTAGACGACAATCAAATAACTCGGCTAACAATTGAAAAAAAATATTCTTTAAATCCATTTATATCTGTTTCAGTTTTAGAGGATTTAAATTAAAAGGTTTACTATGTTAACTCAAGAAAAAATTAAATCTATATTGCATTACGATCCAGAAACAGGATTGTTTACTAATATTGGAAAAAGAAGAGGCTCAACGCCTGGAATTAATTCTGGAACAAAAACTCCATATGGATATATATTAATGGGGGTATTAGAAAAAAAATATATGGCTCATCGTTTGGCTTGGTTATATGTTTATGGATATTTACCTTTACAGCCAATAGATCACATTAATGGAATAAAAGATGACAATAGGATTTGTAATTTAAGATTATGTAATCAAAGTTTAAATGGAGCTAATTCAAAAGTTCCTAAAAACAATAAATCTGGTTATAAAGGAATTTATTGGTATGCCTCCAGAAATAAATATCAAACATATATTTCAGTCAATAGAAAAAGAATTCATCTTGGTTATTTTTCAGATATAGAAGACGCAAAAAATGCGTATATGAATGCTGCAAAACAACATTTTGGAGAATTCGCTAGAAATGGTTAACTATGTGTAAAAAGTATAGTAAACTAGGTTATATAGAAGTTACTGTACAAGAAGATTTAGAGTAGAGGTTGTATGACTAAAGAAGAAGCATTAATCTTACTTCAAGAACATTTTTCTGAGGGCATGGTGCGTACTATTATGGATTCACTAAAGCAAGAGCAAAACGAGCCTGTGGCTTATTTCAATCCGCAAGAAGGCGGTTTTTATTGGGCAAAGCCAACAACAGTTGAAGCACCAATCACAGTCAATGTTGAGCCATTGCCTCTTTACACCACACCACAACTAAAGCAAGAGCAGGTTGAGCCTGTGGCGATAGTAGATAGCACAATTTCAGGCCACATTGATTGGCTGTGCACGGTTTTTCCAAAGCAGGGAACAAAGCTCTACACAACACCACAAACTAAAGAATGGGTAGGGTTAACTAATGAGCAAATTGTTGATTTGGTAATAAAAAACGCAGGTTTTCCAACTAAATTAGCAAAAGCAATAGAAGGGTTGCTAAAAAGGAAAAACACATGACTAAAGGATGCGATGAATGTGGGGTTGGTGGTGGTTATGCGTTGTATTGCCTTGTGTGCGCTGAAAAATATGTTAAGCCTGAATGGATAAGTTTGACACATGAAGAAATATCAGTCGAATGGTTTGCAGTTTTTGATGCTGAGCCTGGTATTGGAAAAAATATAACCAATGGTGTATTTGATTTTGCTAATGCCATTGAAGCTAAATTAAAAAAGAAAAATGCGCTTTGAAAAGGGTCATAAATTAGCAAAGGGAGGTAAACGTCCTGGCTCAGGCAGACCTCCAAAGGATGATTTACGAAGAGTGTATATAACCCTTAACCCTTTGCAGAAAAGATTACTATATGAGATTACGCAAGAAGTGAGACCCCAACAAGCAATTCAAAAATATTTGGATATGCACTTATGATAGAAACGATTAGAAATGGAAGTAGGAAGTTTTACAGGTGTTCAACCTGTTCAACATTGTTTAATGAACTAGGAGAGACTTATGAGCATTCATGCAGACCTGATATCAAAATCGACAACAGGAAACAAAAGTATCAAGGTGAGCCAAACGGATTTCGAGCAACACCTAAGAAACCTATCAAACGATCTTATAACCTCGAAAGAGTTACTGAAAGGGTTGTTAGAGTCGATGGATTCTAGAGATCCTAGAAGATTGGTTAACTTTATTCAATTAACTAAAATTTTTTTGGAGAAATAATGAGCAAAGGATCTGGTCGTAGACCAAGTGAAGTAGATTTAGAAACATTTAATAAGAACTGGGAGAACATCTTTGGACGAAACAATCGAAACAATAAACCCTCACAAAGCGATAGCATTCATTCAGGAGAATGCAAACGCTTACTCGATAGCCAAGGGGAGCAGGATAGAGTCGGAACATTTACTGAAGACAGTAAAAGCAATACTGATGAACGAAGAGTCTGGAAGCGTAGCCTCAAAGGAAGCCTACGCACTCAGCCATGATACATACATTGAAAAGATAGAAGAAATCAAGAAATACACTATTGAAGAAGAGTATTTAAAGATGATGCTGGATGCTGCCAAGGCTAGGATAGAAGTGTGGAAAGTACAAGAGTATAGTAAACGTGCAGAGATGAAGGCAGGACTTTGATATGCCAAGACCTAAATCCGAAATAACTAAACAATCAACATTAACTATTAGACTCACTAAAAAACAAAAAGAATTTGTAAATGACATGGGAGGTTCGCAATGGTTAAGAAACTATATAGACAGACAAATAAGATCAGAAGAGATTCAATTAGGAATTAGTTCATGTACAGAGACCCAGACCTACTCAAACTTGCAGAAAACCAACCCTGTGTACTCCAAGCCCTAGATAACTGTCTAGGTGAATCAGAAACAACAGTTGCAGCACATTCAAATCAATTAACTCACGGGAAAGGCAGGGGACTAAAGGCAGAAGATTGTTATTCAATCTGGGCTTGTATTCGGTGTCATAGTTGGCTAGATCAAGGCAAAGGATCTAAGGTAGAAAAGAATGCTCATTTTGATAACAGGTGGCCTTACCAAGTTTATGAATGGAAGAAAATATATGAAGATAAATTACAAAAGCCTTGGAAACGTGAAGCAGCAGAAAAGGTACTCAAATATTTAGAGGTGGTCTAAAAAATTGATGGGGGGGTCTATTTTTAAGGGGGGGTCTTAAACCTAATTTATTCAATTTTTATTGATCAATACTGCATAAATATACAGTATTAGGGGGTTTATTTACAGTCTTTTTTGTACAGTACTGGTTAAAACCACATGAAAAATCGTTTAAAAGCCATACAATCGTTTTAAATAGTTAACCTATACTCAGGTAGCCTAATCGTTTTAAATCGTTTATAGGTCGTTTTAATCGGTTTGTGTTTATGATTGAATTAATCGGTTAAAACGCAATTTATAGTTAAATTATTCCAATTATTTCAAACAATAACCCTAGATTTTAATGTAATATAAGTAAGTACTTACTTCGCTAACAGGTTCAAAAAAACAGGGAATTAACCCTGTTTAATTGAATTTTAAAATATTACATTAAAACCCAAAAATCCTTTTTCCTGACTGAATAAGGAAATGATTGTTTTTTATCTATTCTTTCAATAAATAAAAAATCATCAATTATTGAAACTACTTTAAACATTGGTGAATGATCTAATTCAAGACAAACACCTATTGAACCAATTAAGATATTGTTTCGCATAATGTTGATTCGATTAATGGTGAATATAAATTAGATGTAGCAATAAAGCCTGATGCTCCTAAACCCTGCCTAATTGGCATGATAACCCCTAAAAAATCAGGATTCGAGCACGTTATAACTCCACCTGAGTCCCCGTTATAATGTAATGTAAGAAATTTTGCGTTAATAGTGTTTATTACTTTTGTAAAATCAATTAAATATTCTGGTGAATAAAAAGCGGGTTCTCCTGATGTTTTATCCTTATTAATAACCCTTGCATAATCGGGAAAACGGCCATCAATTGGTGAAAATATTATTTCATTTCCCATGTACTTAATTGACCATTTATTTTCTGAAAGTTCAGTAAATGTTGCAATAAAACACAATTCTTTTTTTGTTACTTTAATATTGTCAATTATTTCACGGGGTACTAATACAGAACCAGAACCATAATTCTCCTGATTTTCCTGATGTAATCCTAAAATATGGCCATTAGTAGATATGCACCTGGTAAACTTAGAATTAAATTCTAAATTAACCCCTTTTAAATAATATCTAATATCTTTTCTAGATGCAAGAATAACTAAACCCTTGAGAGTTGATAGTTGAATTGAAAATTGTTTCATAATTGGACTCTTTTTTTAAAATAGTGCAAAATTGCACCTCTTAACCTCCTAAAAATAAGAGGTTAAAGGTTGAAATTTTTAGAATTGTTGAAAAAGAACCTTATTTTCATCATAATTGACTAATATTGTCTCTCCTTCGAGAAAATCTCTTATTTGCTTTTGTATATCTTCCTCAGAGTCATTTCTATCTATTTCAATGCCATAAGAATCAATAATCTCATCATATGTTTGCTCTTGAAAATCACAGCATAAAGCAACAACATCTAACTCATAAAGTTCGCCTAAGTCTTTTTCTAATTCTTCACAATAGTCAAAAAGCCATTCAAGACCTTCATATGAGAATTGATCTTTTCTACCCATACTGTAAAAAGCATCTCTAAAACCATATAAATTAATTGTTTGTATCATAGTAAACCCCTTTTAAATAAATGATTCATCATAAAAATGTTGATGTATTTCAACGCAATTACTCATTAAACCTGTTATCTCACACTTAAAAAAATCAACATCATCAAAGGGCATAAAATCCCATACAGAGCCTTGAATATTGTTGTCCCTGTACCAATTATCTAAAAGAGTAGATTCATGCTCTGATAGCCCTGAATAATCTCCATTAACTAATGCACTTAGAAAATGATCACCTATCATGTACATATAAGAATTGTTTGTTTTCATAGTAAACCTCTTACTTACTTAACTGAACAACTAACACATAAGCCAAAGCTAACCCAATAACAATAGCTAATAAATAATCTTTAAACATAATAAACCCTTTAAATAGTTAAATAGCAAAATAGCTATGTATGTAATATAACGTCTCAAGCATAAAAGGTTAACTAGTACAAACCCTAATATATCTATATATATATTTATTAAACCTTAAACCTTAATAGATAAACCCTATCTAACAGCATGATAGTTAATAGAAGAATAAATGTTAGATAAAGCACAATATAAAGATAAACAGTAGCTAATCTAAATATATTCAATAATCAAACAATTCAATGAGGATTAAATGGGTGTGCGTTAATCGCTCAAATAAACCCTTTATGTACTATTAGTGTTACTTATATAGTCCGAACAATAGAAAACCCTTAGGCATTAATATGCTCTATATACAGGGAGAGAGACAACTTACATTGTCCGTTTAGTTCCAGTATTAAACCAAATCTACATAATCACAATCACTCAAAGTCATAGACCCCCCC